AAGCCATTAAGGTGATAGCTTCTTCGATTGGGTTCTCCCTTGGGATTGGTTACAATCCATTCCCCATCCCGAAGCATCTTTGTCTTTTGTCCGTCTCGAATCTGTCCCTTGCACTCTACGCACTCATAAAAGGCTGATGATTTTACCAGCCCAAAATCCCATTCTGTGTCGCTTAGTTTTGCGGCCTTGTCCCATTTGACCTGTTCCCAAAGCAGCTTCTGCTTGTGTCCGCAATGGGGACAGGGAACAAAATAGAACCGCATATCCCCCTTTAACCATTCCGCCCATATAATTGAGTCTGCGGTTGTGGGGGTGCTGGTTGAGATGATTAGGTGGTTTGGATAGGTGGCAACCCTAGCTTCAGCTAATTGCAATGCCCCAGCCTCCTTCGATGAGGAGCCATCGGAAAATTTGTCCACCTCATCGAGCATTAGAAGCGAGACTGACCGACTAGAAAGATTGGCGGGGCTGTTCGATCCGACAAACCATAGCGACATTTTCTGGAAGTGCTGTTCTAGGATTTTTATTTTATCGGTATCAATCGGCCTTTCTTTTGCCAAAGCAGGGCAATCGTCCACCATCGGAAGCCATCGGGTTTCGCTAAAGCTCCTTGCTAGTTGCTCACTGGGCATTACCCACAGGGCAGGGCAAGGTCTTTCCGCCAAACGATACGCTAGCCCAGCAAGGATCGTGGTTGTCTTGGATGTCTGCGCTCCCCAAACCAAAGTCACCCTGCGGATTGAATCATTCCCAAAAGCCTCTAATGGTTCCTTTACATAGGGCGTTAGGGTTGTTGAATATGGGCCGGGTATGTTTGTAACCCTAGCCGAGAGGGTGAGATTGGCCTCGCACCATTCTGGAATGGAAAGTTTTTTCCTTGGGACAAACAAGGATTTGATTCGTTCCTCTGTTTTCATTCATCTTAAAAGCATATAGCCCTTCGCATAGGCTTCCATTGGGTTTTTATGAATCCAATCATGGCAAGCCATACAGATTGCCATAAAATACTCCTTTTCATTTAGTCTTGCCCCAAATCGCCCTCGCTTATGGTGAATCTGCGTTGCTTTCTTTCCACAAATTTCGCAAGCGGGGTTCTGCTCTAAAAACCACTCCCGAAGCCAAGTATAGGCACGATTTTCCCTTGCTCTTTTCTTTGAGACTGGTCGAAGTTTTCGACCGCTTCTTTTAAGTGGGGTTTTTCTTTTAAGTGGGGAGCGTTTCATTCGCTTAAAGAAAGAAGCACACAACACAACGCAAAGAAGCCAAGGAAAATCACAAGTGGGTCGTTCATTTGAAAGCCCCTTCTGCCTTTTGAATTGCCAAGAAGATTTGATTCACTCCGTCCTCGATAGCTTGCTTGGCGCATTCCGGGTCGCTTGGGTTTGCCCTTGAACAGATGCTTGCTGGCATTGCATCCAATAATGCACGAATGCCCCCAAGGTATTTCGTGAAAGTTTCTTGAACTTCGTCAGCCGAAAGTGTTTGTCGAAGACGAGCTTTTTCATTTAGGTGTTCGATTTGAGCCTCATGAACTCTTTTCTGGGCCATAGCAAGCCCCATTACACAATTCTTCATCGCAAGGGCATTTTTTTCTTTTGTTGCTTGAATTAACAACCCGAAGGCTATTTTTTCCGCATTTTTTGCTCTTAATAGCCTCGCTAAAGAATCCTCCTCCTCGTTTGCTGTGTCTATATTCTGTTTTTTTTGATCGTCTACACTTTTTATAAAATCCACATCTCCGGCAAGAATTGGCATTTTCCGGCTTGGCTTTTTTTGATTTTTTATTCTCCATTCAATAGCCGCCGCCAAACTATTGCTTGGCATGCCCTCCTTTATTAGTGCACTGATTCTTCCCTTGGATAACCCAAGTTTTTCCGCCAAAATCTTCTGGTTCATTTTTAATCAGAAACACCATACTGTTCTGCACGCCGGAAACCACGATGCTTGCCAAACGCTGTGTCCGGGCGCATAGCCAGAATAAATAACATTTGGGTAAATTGTCTTTAGCCTGGATATTATTTTTTCAAATCTAATTATTGAGTTATCTATATCGAACGACCATTCAAAAACCAGCTTTTTTAATTTTACTTCAGCATATTTTTCAAGAAGCGGCATTTCAAGCCCTTCGGCATCCAGCTTAACGCAGTTACCCTCGATCCAATAATTTTTTGCTGGCACTAATCCTACCTTTATTTTTTCTCCCCCTCGCCAACTTTTGTAAATTGAATTTCTCCAAAGATTTCCATTTGCCGTGTTTCTGAAAAGAAAAGCATCTTTTTTATTTTCATCTTCGGTTAATCCAAGCTGGTATACTTTAACATTTTTATTCAAGCCATTTTGTTGAACATTTGCCTCTGCTATTGATGCGTTTTCATAATCTGGCTCAAAGGCTTCGACCATTGCGCCCATTTTTCCGGCCCACACACAAAATGCTCCGCAGTTGGCCCCTATGTCTATCCATAACTCTCCCGGCTCTGGCTTAAATTCTTTTCTTTGATAAGCCCTATCTATTACGACTTCTTTAATGGCCTTGAAGTCGGAGGTCTTGTCTCTTATCGTAAAAGAAAGACCGCCGACATCAATATTTTTAAGGCTAGTAAATCTTTGCATCTATATCCTGTAAAAATATAAATCCGAACCAGATACTTGATTTTCTTCGCCATCGTAGCTTGCCAAAAAATGCCCACGGCCATCTGCCTCGATTGCCTTTTCTGAAAACAAGACTAGGCCACAATTTTTTTCCACTAACTCCAAAAGCGGTTCGTTTGCATTTTCACATTCCTCTCTTTGATAAATTTCGATAGCCTTCCTTAAGGCTAACGGAAGTCCGCACGCAGACAGGATAAATTCTGCTTTAAATGCCCAGATTGAGTCCCGAATATAATTTTGGCATGCCTCGTCTGCCTCAGAATCAGCTCCGAATGCATATTCAGCCCTCCCACAGCCGAATACCGAAAGCCCGTAATGGCTTTGCGCTTCGTCAACGAATATGTCATCTGAATCAACTCCAAGGGCTTTTGCTAGTTTTTCTATCTTTCCATGCTGGCTATTCTTTGGGGATTTCATGTTTTGGTTCCTCTTTTTTTGTTATCCCGGCCTTGCGGAACTCATATTCAGCACGCCGAGCACGAAGTTTTGAAATTTCATCTACATTTGTTTCGCAATTCCAAAGCTGTTTTAAACTATAAAAAACAACTGTGAATCTGGTTGCATCTGGTTTTAGCTTCTTGATCGGGGTTACTCCATGAAGCAATGCCTGACCATCAAAAATTGTCAGGGAATGATCTCGACAAGAAAACCCGATCCCTAGCTCTGGAACGGCCAAATACCCTCCCTCAATTCCGTCTTTGAATGCAAACATAGCAGAGGCTACCCCCTCGAAATTGCCAGTATCAAAATGATAGCGCAGGGGGTTGTTGTGATTGATAATTCCACTGGTGAACATGGTTTTTCCAATTCGATATTCTTTTCTCACCTTATTGTCCGCTATCTGAAAATGCTTTTCCGCCATTTCTGGGTGATGCTTCCTATACTGCTCTTCGGCAATATAAGCGGCTTGCGCCACAAGGTTATGCTCTTCTGGCTGGTCTGCGGCAAATTTTGCCGCTCGGCACGGATGATTTCTTATTACATTTCTTGGGGCAAACCCAAAAATTTTTGATGTTGTGACCAAGCCATTAGTTCTTGTGCTAGTATCGTATTTTACTCTCTTCAACGCCTCAACCATCCTTGGAAGCCTCTTGTTTAAATTGGCTATATATACAATCAGCTTTTTCCCATTAAGGGTTATTGTTGCGTCCTCATCAATAAGAGATTCATAGTCGGTCTCTTTTGCCGAACGATTGCGGTATTCTTTTAGGTCTAGGTTCTTAAATTTTGCTTCGATTGTTTTCATTCTATTGGCTTCCTTTGGTTTATTGCGTAACCATTAACTTCTAACAAATGGTTGACTACTTCTGTATTGTTAGCAAGCCCATTTTTTTCAGCATAGTCAGCCATTGCCGCTATGACGGCTGGATATTCTTCTGCTCCATAAACAAGAAGAATTTGCCTTATTGTTGAATTTTCAAATTGCTCTCGTAGGTCTGCCGCCGGGGTTGCGTTTTCTGGATTTATAATTTCCTCTGGCTTAAATGCCGACATCATGGTTGCAAGCTCATCCATCGAAAACCCTGTAACTTCAACATCAATTTCTCCAGTATCTATTTCTTGAAGGAGGTCTTTTAAGGCTGGCAAATCAAATTCTCCGCTCAATTTGTTGAGGGCTATGTTTGCCGCTTTTTCTTTGTTTTCTGGCAAATCAACCGCCCAAACCTCAACCTCTGTTTTCCCCATGGCCTGATAACATTTTAGCCTCTGGTGACCTCCGACAATGTTTCCTGTTCTTGCGTTCCAGGTGATTGGCTGAAGATTGCCAAGTTCTGCAAGTGATTTTGTAAGTCTGCCCAAAGACTCGTCCGAGATTTTTCTTGGGTTATATTTTGCAGGGCAAAGCTCTGCAACTTTCTTTGTTAGCATACACGGATATTTCATTTTTTCCCTTTCTTTTTTGTTTTGCTATTCATTGTAAAGTTAACTCGCGCAAAATAATCGCGTC